AACATCATAAAAAACAATTCAAAAGGTATAGAGGACAAGGTAGGTAATTATGGCTAGAGATCCAAAAAAAGGCACAGGTAAAAAACCTAAAGGAAGTGGTAGAAGACTTTATACAGATGAAAACCCAAAAGATACCGTAAGTATTAAATTTGCTACGCCTACAGATGCTAGAAATACTGTAGCTAAAGTAAAAAAAATAAAAAAACCATTTGCAAGAAAAATACAGATACTGACGGTAGGAGAACAGAGAGCAAAAGTTATGGGCAAAAAAGCAGTAGCTGCAATTTTTAAAGCGGGTAAAGAATCCATTAGAAGATCAAGAAATAAATAGTGTTGTGTTTTTCTTCTAAATGGTTTTAAAATAGCGACATGATTAAAAGAACAGACGTAAAAAGTCAGAAAACACCAACGGTAAAAAAAGTAAACTCCTACTCTAACAAGGGTAGTGTTCCTTTTGCCAAACAAGAAACTTTTGATGCTAATACCGCTGCCAAACCTGGCATGGGTAAAGGTAAGTCAAAAGGAGCAGGTATTGCAGAGTTTGGAACTAAGTTTTCTGGTATTTATTAATGGATTTTGTTGTCTTAGTTGAAAAACTTAAAAATAGACTAGCACAACGAAAAGAAGACATATCTAGTGTGCTTTTAAATGGCGTAAAAGATATGCAAGAATATGAGTTTCTACGTGGCAGAATCAACTCACTAGCCGATGTAGAAAGTGATTTAAATGAGTTGCTAAACAAAATGGTAAAAATCGAAGATGACAAAGGTATTAGTTCCTAATCATATCGCTGAAGAAAAAGAGAAAGAACAAGAATCAGCTTATATAGACGCTGAAAAAAGAGTTTTAGATCCAGAGCTTTTAAATAAATCCCTCTTAGAAAGAATGCCACAACCAACAGGTTGGAGGATTCTTATCTTACCCTATAAAGGTAAGGGTGTTTCAGAGGGT